GTATGGCTGGTAACAGCGGTGCAGAGTACAAGGATGGTGAACCAACAAGACTGCTTCTTTCGCTTAAGGCATGGGGTGCAACCTCAAAGGCTGACGCAAAGGCAAAAGCTAAAGCTATATCCGCAAGGAATAAGGCAAAAGCAAAATGAGAGCATTATCAGTTGGCGCAAATCTTACAGCAAATACGCTGACAACCCTTTATACAGTACCTACTGGTTACTATGCAAGGGTCGTACTGCTACGAGCAGTTAATACAGGTTCGCAAAAACATATTTCTTTTAGTTGGACAGATACCTCTGCGTCTGCTACATATTCTCTTGTATTTGAAACTGCTTTAACTACTAAAACTACCCAAGATTGGGGCGGCGTATCCTATTTTGTAATGGAAGAAGGCGACATACTTAAAGCACAATCTGAGGCGGCATCTACATTTTCAGTAGTAGTTACCATTGAAGAAGAAGGATTGACAAGAACATGACCTACCTTGAATTAATCAATGATGTACTCGTGCGGTTGCGTGAGACAACTGTTTCTACGACAACTGAAACAACTTATTCAACCCTGATTGGTAAGTTTGTCAATGATGCAAAGCGTCAGATTGAAGATGCCTTTAGCTGGAACGTATTGGGTCAAACAATCACAGTCACTACTGCGGCATCTACATCATCTTATTCTTTGACGGGTGCTGGTCAGAAGTTTCAAGTGATGGATGTAATCAACACCACAAGCAATGTTGGCCTAACAAACATCAGCTTTGTGGACATGAACCGCAAGCTGAACTTTACGCCACTGGTCAACTCAATCCCTACTGAATTTGCTTTTGATGGAGTTGATGCTTCATATGATACCAAGGTCAATCTTTATCCAATCCCTGATGGTGCATACACAATCAAGTTTGCTTTGACAGTTCCGCAAGCAACACTATCATCTGGCTCAACAGTTGTACTGGTTAGTGATGTTTTAGTGGCTCAGAATGCTTATGCAAGAGCATTGGTTGAACGTGGTGAAGATGGCGGTCTGTCTTCATCTGAAGCGTATTTGTTGTACAAATCAATGTTATCTGACCAAATTGCTTTGGAAGGTACTCGCTACCCTGAAAATCAGGAGTTTGTTGCTATATGAGCCAAGCAATTCAAACATACAGCATCTCAGCCCCCGGATTTTATGGGCTGAATACTCAAGACTCACCTCTTGATTTGAATGCTGGCTTTGCTTTGGTTGCGACAAACTGTATCATTGACCAGTATGGTCGTATTGGTTCACGCAAAGGTTACTCAAGAGTCAATTCTTCTTCTGGTAATCTTGGCGCAAATGATGTAAAAGTCATTCATGAGTTAGTGCAAGCTGATGGGACTTTGACTGTTCTATTTGCTGGCAATAACAAATTATTTAAACTTGATAGTTCTAATGCTGTTGTTGAGTTGACTTATGGTGGAGGTGGTTCAGCCCCAACAATTACAGCAAGTAATTGGCAATGTGCATCTTTGAATTCAATAACCTATTTCTTCCAGACAGGTTATGACCCTCTTATTTATGATCCTGCTGTAAGTACAACTACATTTCGCAGAGTTTCTGAGAAATCTGGTTATGTAGCAATAGTTCCAAGTGGAAACATTGTCATCTCTGCTTTTGGTAGATTATGGGCGGCAAGTACTTCTGCAAATACTTCAACTGTTTACTTCTCTGACTTGATTGCTGGTCATGTTTGGTCAACAGGTACATCAGGTTCTTTGAATGTAGATCGTGTTTGGGTAAATGGTTCTGATGAGATTACAGGACTTGCCGCACATAATGGCTTCCTATTCATCTTTGGCAAGCGTCAGATTCTGATTTATCAAGGGGCAACTACACCAGCCTCAATGTCATTGAGTGACACTGTTGAGGGCATTGGTTGTATTGCTAGGGATAGCATTCAGACAACTAGCACTGATGTTCTGTTCTTGTCTAATTCTGGTGTCAGATCATTGATGAGAACGGTGCAAGAGAAGTCTGCACCAGAACGAGACTTGTCTAAGAATATCCGTAATGATTTGATGAGTGCTGTAGCTGGTGAGACATTGGCAAACATCAAGTCTATTTATTCTGAAAGAGAAGCATTTTATCTGTTGGTAACTCCAAGCATTGACACTACTTGGTGTTTTGATACCAAAGCATATCTTCCTGATGGTTCTGCAAGGGTTACTACATGGGACTCAATTACGCCTAAATCGTTTTTATTCCGTAGGAATGGTACGCTTTATATAGGTCAGAATGGATATGTAGGTTTGTATGGAACTTACCAAGATTATGCAAGCTCTTACAGGATGCTGTACTACACTAATCATTCCGATCTTGGTGACCAGAATGTAACTTCTCTTTTAAAGAAATTATCTATTGTTGTTATTGGTGGAACAAATCAGGACGTTACATTTAAGTGGGGATTTGATTTCAAGACAAATTATTTGTCTGACAATACAACAATTCCAGAGCAAGGTGTTTCATACTATGGAGTTGCGGAGTATGGTTCAAATGCAACAGTTATTGCGTATTATTCTGGTGGAGTTGCATTGCAGACATTGAAAGTTGCAGCGTCTGGATCGGGCAAGGTTGTACAAACAGGTTATGAATCAAATATCAATGGAACTGCATTGTCTATTCAAAAGATTGAAATTCAAGCCAAAACTGGCAAGATGAGTTAAAGGAAAGAAATGACTAATTATACTAAATCAACCAACTTTGCAACCAAAGATGCTTTGGCTTCTGGTAATGCCTTAAAGATTGTCAAAGGCACTGAGATTGATACTGAATTCAATAACATTGCTACTGCTGTTGCAACCAAAGCAGATTTGGCTAGTCCTACCTTTACTGGTACACCTACACTTCCTACTGGAAGTATTGGTGTTACTCAGTCTTCTTCAAATAGTTCTACGGCTCTTGCAACAACCGCATTTGTTCAAGCAGTATTAGCAACATTACACCCTGTAGGTTCAATATATATTAACGCTACAAATAGCACTAATCCTGCAACATTGTTAGGATTTGGTACATGGACTGCCTTTGGTGCTGGTCGTGTCATGGTTGGTTTTGACTCAGGAAATGCACTGTTTGATACTGCTGAAGAAACTGGTGGTAGTGCGGATGCGATTGTTCCAAGCCACACCCATACAGCAACATCAACAGATGCAGGTCATACACATACTACTGTTAGCGGCACTGGAAATGCTCAAGGTGGTGGTTCAACTGCTACGGCTCAATATGTTAATCCATCTAATCTTAATGGTACAAGTGGAACAGGAAATGCAAGTATTACTACAACAGTTGCTACTGCTGGTGTAAGTCCTACAAACACTAACTACCAGCCGTATATTACTGTTTATATGTGGAAGCGTACAGCATGAACCAACTTGCAGTTATTAATGAAGTTCAGGATGTTTCTGACAATAAAGATTTAGCCATTAAAAATGGTGAATTAATTATTGATTTTGTTGCGTCTAGTAATGTTGTTGAGTTAAAACAAGATAAAAATTCATTTGAAAAAGTTAAGTTTCGTGAAAATGTGTTGAAACTTGAAAATGACTTTGTGAACATGATCAAAGATGGCGTTATAGATTCAACGCTAGAAGATTGCATATTGACACATCATTTTTCTCCTGTAGATGAAAAGTATGGATGCGGAACGTATGCTAGAGAAATGTTCATTCCAAAAGACACATTGATTATTGGAAAGATACACAGACATCAGCATCTGAACTTTATTATGAAAGGTAAGGTTTCAGTTGCAACTGAGTTTGGTAAAAAGTATTTTGAAGCACCATGTATTTTTGTATCTGAAGTTGGTCTTAAACGAGCAGTTTATGCAGAAGAAGACACAATTTGGGTAACAGTCCATTTGACAGAACATTCTGGAGAAGAAAACCTTTCCAAGATTGAAGAAGAAGTCATTGCTCCAAATTACGAGGAAATGAATTTAATTGCTTCAACAAGTGAACTGTCTATGTTAGAAAATAAAGGAGAAACATTATGACTTGGGGAGCAACAGCACTCGCAGGGGCAACAGTAGTAAGTGGATATGCACAGGGTAAATCGGCACAAAATGCCGCCAATACCTCTGCACAAGCACAACTACAAGCAGCACAAATTGCAGCAGATGCGGCAAGGTTTCGTCCTGTTGGCATAACAACCCGTTACGGTACATCTAACTTTCAGACTGATGCACAAGGTAATCTAATCGGTGCTGGCTACAACGTCAGCCCTGAGTTACAAGCCTATCAAGACCGTCTACAGGCTCTTACAGGCGGTGCATTGACTCAGGCTGAACGGGCGCAACAACAGTATGAGCCACTTCAGCAAGCGGCTGGTGGACTGTTTGGCTTGGGTCAGCAATATCTGCAACAGACTCCTCAACAGGTTGCGGCTCAATATATGCAACAGCAACAGGACTTGCTTGCACCTAGTCGTGAACGATCAATGGCTCAATTGCAGAACCAGTTGTATCAGCAGGGTCGTGGTGGTTTGTCTGTTGGTGCTACAAGTATGCGTCCTAGCGGTGCGGCTGGTTTTGGTGCTGCCTCTCCTGAGATGGAAGCGTATTACAACGCTATGGCACAACAAGATGCTCAGTTGGCTGCTAATGCTCAACAAGCTGGTCAACAGAATGTTGCGTTTGGTGCTGGATTGTTTGGTAGTGGTTCTCAATTGATGGGTCAGTATCAGGCGGGTCAAGTCGGTGCATTGAACCCGTTTACAACGTATTTGGGCGGTGGTTCTACTCTTGAGCAACTTGGACAACAACCTTTGGAGATGGGTTCTGCTTTAGGTGGTCGAGCCGCTACTGCTGGTGCTAATGTTGGTCAATCATTGCTTACTGGTGGAATAAATGCCGCAAGGACTCAACAAGCAGCAGATTCGTACAACCCATTTGCTACTGCTCTAAGTGGTCTTGCAAATAATCAACAATTTGGTCAAGGTGTTTCAAACTATTTCCAGAATAGAGGCACATCAGGTGCAACTCAAGGTGCGGCTGGATATAACATTCCACAAGGTGCTTTTGAGAATTATTATCGACCAAATGCACCAACAACATTCGGTTAAAGGAAAAAATCATGGCTGAAACAAACGATACTCAATCAAATACAGTTATGTATCCTAATGAGGATAAATATTACAATGAATGGGCGAATGACAGAAACAGTAACTCACTTTATC